ATAACCATTTTTTTGTGACTGTAAAAACAATGAATAATCTTTTGGTTTTCTTAAACCTCTTTTTACTAAAGCAGCTTCTCTTAATAAATATTGTTTTGAATTATCACTACCCTCCATAACAATTCTATTTAAAGACCTGTCATTTACATCAGGTAGTTTATTTAATTGATCCATCTGATCTTGAGTTGCTTTATCTATAGCGTCTCTCTCAGCTACTTTTAAATCTCTTAAATTTTTTAATTGCTTACTAATAGTGCTTGCTACTGTACCCCAATTAATTTGTGGATCACTATCTAAACCTTGATATACTGAATATTTATTTCCTTTTTCTGCCATAACGTTTTTTTACTGTCCTAAATAGACTGGTGCTGATATTCCTACGCCTGATGAAACAGGAGCAAGTCCAGCTGGCTGGATAGCATTGACAGTAGGAGTTACTATTCTATTAATAAAGTCAAAATCAAATTGTTCGTTTTTTATTTGTTCCATTATAACTTGTAATTCTGAACCACTCATACTTTCTAAATTAGGTATTTGTGATAATCTATCAATAATAGCAGTATCATCTAATCCTTGTAAGTTTAATTTTGATTTGTCAGCTGCGGTAATTGAACCTAACAATTTGCCAGCTCTTCTATCCGCTTTGCTTTTACTGAATGCTGGAACTAAATCAGATGCCGCTCCTGCTACCGCACCAAGACCATCTACTGCTTGTTGCATACCTTGGCTTTCTAAACGTCTTTGATCTCTAGCTCTAGCTGACTGATCAGCTGCTGCACCTACATTTATATCTATTAATTGCTGATTAACATTTTGCTTTGCATCAGCTTTCATTTTATTGTTCTGATATAAAGCTTCACCCATAGCAATACGAGTTTTTTCACCTTGATCAGCAGCCAAAGCGCCAACCCTACCTACACCAGAAGCGACTGCTCTCGCATCTCCTTCTTGTAGAGCTTGAAGACTTTGTTGTTGTTGTTGTAATTGTTCTTCAAATTGTTTGTTAAAAGCATCTAAAGGAACATTTAGTCCTTCATAAAAGTTTTTTTCAGCTTTTCTTTCAGCCTCTTTCATTAAGAGTTTTGATTCTCTTTCGGCTTTTGCAGCTGCTCTTCTTGCTTTAGCTGCGTTACCTATACCAATACCCATAGATCCTAGACCTAGAGCTGCTGATGTTATTCCTAATGCTAATCCTGACATAATAATTTTTTTTTATTAATTACCAATTGAGGTAAATCTTTATAATTCAAAGTGTACACATCTTTTTGTGCTTCCTTTATTTCTGTTTTATCAGTGCGATAAACACACACCCATTTACAATCTTCATGCATGTACGCTACTCTTTGCGTTCCTATCTCTGTCATCACTTTCATAGGAGCTTTTATTCTTTTTACTTCTCCTGCGTCTGTTAAGATTGACATCTCGCCTTCTAAAAAAAAAGAAGGATGGTTTTGCTTATGTATAAAACTCACTACCAAAGAACCTTTAGGCATAAATATTTCTCTAGTATATAAACCATCTTTTAAATCATGCTTTACTGGAAACACTTCATCCATAGCGTCTGTACTATGTTCTACTGCTCCATCCACTTGACTTAATTGGTTTCTAAAAGTTTCAATATTTTCCCACAACAAACCTCTGTTCATATGAACATAATTTAACAAAAGTTCTGGAGAATCTTTTTTTGTAAAAAATTTTCTCACTACTTTTTTTAAACTATTAATTAAGTTCATTAGTTAACAAAGATAACAAATTCTAAGGATAACTTTTCATGATGTCGCTACCTACTGAGAATAGTTCTACCGGTGTTGTTTTATCGTTAGTAAGTGTAAACTCCATGTAATAACCTAACACACCATGTGATTCAGCAACACTGTTTTTATACGATAAAATAAAGTCACCTTGTACAGGGATATACGCCCCTTGTGCAGATGCGTCTACAGTGATCGTAGTAGCCGTCATTGCTGTAACATACCCTACCAACTCTGGCGTGGTCTTTGCATAGATGGCATCTCCTATACTTAGTATACTTCCAAACGGTTCTGTAAATGTTATAACTGTTGCGTTTGCAGGGCCAGCAACTGTTGTAGCTGAGCCTAATCCATTTGCTGATCTAAGCTTCCAGTTTACTGTATCTGACTTACTTCTAATAAATGTAAACCACTCTCCTTCTTTTTGCTCAAAGTAAGTATCCAGCATAGATCCAGAATTAAGATCTGTTTTAATATTAGTAGCTGTCCAGCTTGAGTCACTTTCCAGTGACATCGTTTTAAATAATTTTATATCTAAAGTTGGTTTAGGATTAAACACTCCTGTAATAGAAGACGTTCCTTGAATACCATAATAGTTGTTTCTAATAGGGTTTGTATTGTGTCTGTATAAATTACCGCCTTTAAAAGAATAAAAGTAACTATTCATTCCAATCATATAGTCAGGATAGTAAGTATAGAAAGATGGCCAACCTTGACTGTCATTGTTATACGATAATGTCTGTAATGTTTCTATAGCCATAATTTTTATTTTAACAATCCACTACTGTTTGCACCACACCGCTTGCGTTTACATTATACTTCTGATCGCCACCAACACCACCACTTGTTCTATACCATCCACTAGATAATGTTGTTGTTCCTGAACTATTAGTATAACAAGTATCACCAGTTACTGGATTAGATCCAGATACACCATCATGATAATAGGTAGTATTAACAGTTTCGAAACATGCATTCGGTGATGTTGTTGATGTTTGTGATGAGCTGTATGAATTGTAAGTTGAAGGACAACTTGTAACAGCTGACACTGTACCAGTATTACTTGATATCTGCATATAAGTTCCATTACCAGTGGTAGATATTTTATAAAATCCATTAGGTAAAACTTGCGGAGCAGTACCTTCGCCTTCAGTTGACATACAGGAGTTATCATAACACACATCGTTTACTACAGGCAATGAACCTGAACCATCATGATAGTATGTAGCTGATAACGTACCTACTGAACATGCTAATGTAGAAGTAGTTTGTCTTGTGCTACTACTAAACGATGTTCCTGTAACAAACGTTCCTACGCTTGCTACTACACCAGAACCACCATTAATTAAAATATATTGAGTCGCTGATATTTTATAAATTCCATTTCCTAAAAACGTCTGCCCTGCATCTGAATAACATACGTCTGTAGCTACTGGTGTGCTACCAGAACCATTATGAAAATAAGTTTGGTTTACTATTCCATAGTAACAAGCTTCCGAAACAATGTTATATGCGCTAGAACCACTAAACGTTGTACATTCACATGTAAATGTAGAGCTTAACACAGGGTTATTAGGCGCACCTGTCTGCTGTCTAAATGTATTAGAAGATGTTTTATACCAGCCATTTGAAGCCGCCGTTGTTAGTGCCGCATCTGTGTATATGGCTGTAGCGGTTGCAAAGGACGAGGTATCTAAATAATAGGTTCCTTGCGTTGGCATTTATTTTATTTTATTTTATGGTGCACAATTTGTAACATCTGCAACAACTCCATTTCCTCCTGCTATTGATACTACTTTTCTAGTTCCTCCATCATCTATACTAAAGTGCCCATTTTGTGCCGTTGCTGTACCACCTACGTTTGTAAATACTGTATCTCCTGCTGCTGGATAAGTTCCAGATCCATTATGCCAGTAGTTATTACTTCCTATAGTTGCTGTACAAACACTATTAAATGTTCCGTTTGGAGTACCTGAGAAATTAGTAAATGTAGAACATCCTGTACAACATACATCATCTGCGCTTGTTCCTTTACATAAACTGATCGCTGTTGCACAAGCCGCACATGTGCTAGTGTTAGCATCTAACGTACCATTACCACCTGTTACTTCTTTATAAACTGAAGATGAGCTTGTAATTAATGCATAGAATCCATTACTTGCAGCTGTAGCTCCAGATGCATCTGTATATAATTTAGTTGCAGCTGCAAATGTTGGTTGGTTCATGTAATAAGTTGTGGTTGAACCAGTACAACAAGCTACTGCGCTTGTACTACCAAACTGTAATCCTATTGCTGGGTAACAAGTAGCACACGCTGTTGCAGCACTAAAGTCTGAACCATCTGTTGCGTTTCCTGTTTTCTCTCTACTTTCACTGCTGTAAGAATAAAATTGATTTGCAGCAAAGCTACTTAATAAAGGATTGGTGTATACATTGTTTGCTTGATCAAAAGCTGCGTTATCTAAATAGAATGTAGCTGTCGTTCCAGAACAACATGCTGCAAAAGCTGATGCACCATACCCTAAAGTAAAGGCAGTTCCACATGTTGTACATGAAGCTGAAGTTCCTAAAGCCCCACTACCACCCGAAACTTCTCTATAAACATTGTTATTATCTTTATACCATCCGTTAGGAGCAGTATTAGACAAAGCTGCGTCTGTATATAATGTAGTTGCTGATCCAGCTTGGCCTGAAGCCCAAACGGTTCCGTTCAAATAATAAGTATCTAATGTAGGCATGTGATTCTATTTAGTTCAGTAAATTTACAAAAAAAATTTATTATATCATCAAGGAGTTCCACAAGGTTCTACACTTGCCACAAACCCTGTGTTGTTAGTTATCCTATACCTGGTACTTGTACCTGACGCATTAGTGTGATACCATCCGTTTTGTAACGGAGTGGTTCCTGCTTGATCTTGATACACTAACTCACCCATCGCTGGTATTGTGCCTGAACCGTTATGATAAAATGTTTGATCAAATGTCGTATTACCACAAACGCTTCCAAAAGTCCCCATAATAGTAGACGTAAAACTTGTGTAAGTAGTCCCACAACCTACACAACATACTTCACTCGCTGAGGTTACATCGTAACATAATGAGATTGCATCACCGCATGACGGACAATTAGCTGCTGCTTGAAGAAAACCATTTACTTGTCTTCTAGATATTGAACCTAAAGAATAATACCCATCCGCAGCTTTAGTTGTTAAAGCTTGGTCGGTAAACAAAGCTATTGCAGTTGCAAAACTGAATCCATCAAAATAATATGTTGCTCTTGTTGCCATAATTTATTTAACAATATTGTAATCCATTTCCGTCTATTTCTCCATTTTGTGTTGCAAACCATACTGTTGGTGAACCGGTAGCGTAAACTAATATGATCGAAGAAACTAATGTTCCTTGATTGTCGCTATAGATTTTAGTGCCTGCACCATCACCTGGGCCTGTAGGTGTTGTTGTATAGTATACTTCATCTAATGCTCCAGAATATATACATGCTGAAGAAGGATTAGGTTGTTGTTTGCAATTAAATGGATAGTACGTTACTGGTGTACATGTTACCACTGCTGAAACCTGACCTGTTCCTTGGTTTAAATTTAAGTATTGTGTAGAAGATATCCTATAATATCCATCAGGTAATATAGTTACACCTTGATCTGAATAACAGAAGTCTCCTGCTTGAGGAGCTGCATTAGCGCCTGTATGATAGTATGTTTGATTTATCGTTCGTGTACAAATTGTAGACACTTGTTGATCCACCACACTTGAACTAAAGTATTTTATTGCACAACTTCCAGTGCTTATAACAATACCATTACTATCTACTCTTATCCACTGATTACTTGAGCCTATTTGATAATATCCAGCTGTTAATTTTGTAGCTGTAGGCCCGTCACAGATAGAAGAAGAATAAACTGTATCTCCAATTCCTGGCAACGCATCGAATCCATCATGATAATATGTTTGAGTAGCAGCTTGGATACAAGCAATACTTATAGAATCTTGACCTGTGCTCGAAGAATAAGGTGTACAATAATCTCCACAACCACAACATGCATCTGATTCAGTAGTTGCATCATAACAGAATGAAGCCGAATTAGTTGTTCTATAATCATATATTAAATATAAATACTGATTAGCTGTTGGCAATGTAATGTTAGATACAGTTGCTTGATAAACTCCCGAAGATGGACTGTTAACATCAGCATTAGGTATAGTAGCTGAAGCTGTAAGTAACGCCGTAATTTCACTTGCAGTATTATTATATAATGTATTAGAAGATAACCATGCAAAATTATCTTTGTTTACTATCCAATCATAATCATCAAAATTAATTTTACTTGATCTCAATGTAACATTTGCACCATTGTAAGGGAATACACCAGTAGATCTAATTCCTTGTTGAACTACATATTGCGATGCAATTTGAGAGTCAGAACCAAACGTCATCATATTAGATGAAACCGGGCTAGTAACAACAGCATCGTTCCATTTAAATTCATTATGAATAAATTTACCAGCATCATCAGATGAGTTTAAACCTATTTGAATTATAGTTAAACCTTGCTCTATAGGACAATCAACAGTTAAATCATAACTCACTGTTGGGTTTGGAGTAATAGTAACTATAGCAGTTGTTGGAGAGTTTTTAGTTTTATCAAAATTTAGAGTACCACTTGTTGTAGCGTCAGTTACCGAAGCAACCGAGCTGCCATCCCAAGAAACCCCTACACTCATTGTGCCGCTATTTATAGTATAATTAATTACCACATTACCTATCACATTACCTAACTCAATAGTATACTGATGTTGTGTTGTAGAATTAACTAAAGACTTTTGTGTGCCACATGGTATAATAACAGGTGGTAAAGGAACACTTGTGCTGTTTGTACTTAAAACATACTCATCCATGTATGGATCATAGCCACCTAATTTCTGCGTGTTTAACTGTACATTAAATTGATCTCTAAAGTAAGACCTCATTCCCGTGTCAGATATTACTTCTAACGCATCATTATTTTGAGAAGTACCTTTTAGTTTTAATACCGCCGTTCTTTTAGTGTCTGTAAAATACATATCGTATCCATGCGAAACAAAACTTTCTGGATTATAACTAATACCATATTCTTCTATTCTAGCTATTTGAGTTCCTAAAACCTGTGGAACAGAAGCAATAACTCCTCCTCCTGTAGAATCACTAATTAAATTTTTACCTGTTAAAACATAACTAATTTTATCTTCTTGTAAAACAAGTATATCAGTTTCTCTAGAATGTAATTTCATTATAGGCCCAAAACTTGTTTCTAAGTCTTTAAAGTTTACTAAACCTAAATTAAATTCATTAAGATTATTTAAATTAGAATTGCTACTATATATACCACTGTAAGTTAATTCAGCAAATCTGTCTGCCTCTTTAAAATCTTGTGTTGAAACAGCTAACACCCTTTCACCTAAGTTTAACGCTTGACCATCTAATGCATCTAATATCTTATAACTTTCTACACCATTTCCAAATGTGTAACAATTAAAGAAAGGTAGTGTTACAATAGCGTCTTGACTTGCTGTTTGGTTTTGATCACCATTTCCGTTTCCTCCCATGTGATATCCACCTAAAATATCATAAGACTCTGATGAGTCATAAAACAAATTAGGATCAGCATCAGCAGGTTCAGTTTCCCAAACAATTAAATTGTTAGCTCTAGTAACAATTATCTCTGCTTCTATAAACCATGTCCCTGCACTACAAGCAATTACACCACTTCTACAAGCAAGGTATAATGGTGAAGCTGCGTCTCCTGGAGTTGCTTGCCAAAATTGAAATCTTGGTGTCCAAGGATCTGGGCACTGAATACCACTCGGGCTAGTTGCAATTGTACTTTCAAAAACAGGTGTTTGAAACCTTCCGTTACCATCGTCAATTACATCTCCAACTGCGGGATCTATAAAGTCTCCTACAAACCACGCATGTAAATCTGCATAATCATTAGAAGCTACATAATCTTGCTCCCACTCATATTCTATACCATCACATCCGCTATCAAACCTTCCAATTCTCCATTTTATTTGCACACTCGATTGAGCAGGGATAGTATAATTTGTTGTTACATTATTAGCGTCAGTTGTAAATGCAGGGTATTGTAAGTAAGGAGCGCAGTATGACCTGTCTGAATCTCTTTCTTTTATCTCTCCCTCATCTATAACAGCATCTTCAGCTAAATTTATACTAAAGTTTTGCCCTCTTATCTGCATGTATAATCCAGCTAATTGATTTGACTGAGCTGGAGCTTCGCCTTCTATCTCTAAAAAGTTAGACGATTCAGCGCTTACATCTAGAACTTGGCAAGTTACCTCTCTGTTTAATGGGCCGTTTGCATCTCTTTTTACTATAAGTATATCTCCTTTTTGTACTTTGTTTTGGTTATCACCCTCTAGTTTGAAATATATAACTCTGGTGCTTGTACTTTGATAATAAAAATTAGAATATATTGTTTCATAACCTCCTTCACTTGGTTTTAAAACAAACTTATATTTAGTTGCCCATGCAGGAGGATAGTTTTCTATATTAACTTTTATTTTATTTTGATCTACAGATGCTGAAGGAGGAACAAATGTTGTGTTAAATTCAGAAACTAAAACTGTAGAAGCTCTACCGTTATTATCCATATAAACAATACCTGTTTCATAATCTCTGTTACTATGTAAAGAAGAAGTGTCTTGGCTTGAAGTAAATGTTCCTTGTCCTCTTGAAAAATTAAAATATTCATACACATTAGTATTTCCTGAAGTATATTTCATTGCTAATACTTGTAAAGAAAATACATTAGAACCTACCGTAGAACCTATTCTAAACCCTTGTTGTGTTTGCGCATCTATACTACTATTTGTTTTAGTAAAAGAACAATTAGTTGGTACGATTGTTACTGTATTAAATAAATCAGTTAGAGATGTTCCAGAAGCTGATGACGCTAAAGGCTGAAAGTTTGAGTTTAAAACCGTACCTATACGTTCAGCAAACTCAACTGAATTTACCATTTCGTAAACAGAACTATAGTTTTTATTTATTGGAAATATAACCCTAAGCTCAAATGGAATATTATTAAAAGCCGCATCATAACAAGCGTCTGAAGTATCACCATTTAATTGAGAATGTTCAATAAATAAAGTAAAAGATAAAGTTGTACCTTTTTTTAGTTTATTAGCTTGTTCTGTTAAATCAAAATTAATTTTTGAATTTTGAACTGTAGTGTTAGTGTTTGGATTTATAGTATATACATCACCGGTTGATACTGTAGGCTCAGCTAATTCTTCAAATAAAATATCATTGGTAAATAAAGAAGTAGTAAAGTTGATTGGTATATCTTGACCAGCTGCATTTACTATATCATAACCATCTGTATAATTACCATATATAAGTCTATTGCCTTGTATTGTTTGCGCTTTAGCAACCTTAGGTACGTTGTCATATAATCTTAATAACTCATCGCTACCTAATACTGTATAGATTTTACTATTAGTAAAAGTATATGTTTGTTTAGTGTTGTTAGCCCATCCATAATCTGACTTCTTAAATCTTTCAATAACATAAATAGAATTTGTATTACTTGGTTTAAACAATAAATCTACTTCAATTACTTTATCAGAACCTGTTTCAAATTCAACCTCAGCTGAATTATAAATGTTCTTCATTGAACCGTTATTAAAATTATTTACATCAAACTGAAATGGCCCTGGTTGAAAAGCTGCAACAGAAAATAATGACGTTGCACTATATTCATTGTTTACATACCTATACCTATAAGCAAAAGTAATAAACCTAGTATCCATATAATTCTCTTCGCCAGGTATATCTATTAAGTTTACTTTTGGAGCTGGCAATGTATCTAAAGAATCAAAACCAGGTGGTTTTAAAATAACACTAATATCACTTTCTTTTATAATGTCTGTAACCCCAGAAGGATCAGGATAATTTTGTGTTACGTTTATTTTTCTTGGAGGATTTTTATCGTCTGTAAAAAACAAAAGATCTTCTATTTTGTTTACACCTGTTATTAAAAACTTTGGATCAAAATTTAAAACAGTTGTACTAACAACATGATAAGTTATAGCTTCTGTTTGTATGTTAAAAGAAACAATTAAATCTAACTTACCCCCTATTACAGGATTATTAGAATCATGTACAAACCAATATATAGTTTCTTTAGAACCATCTTCATAAGCACCAATACAAATAGCTGAATTAGAAAGATTCTGTCCTCCGTAAGCTAATGTAGTTAATTGTGAGTTTCCTTTAGAGTTTTCTACTGCACCTATTTCTGTAGTTTCAGTTGCTCCTAATCTAACATTGATTGCGTTTATATATTGGCCTTTTGGAACAAGACGTTCATCAACGCTCTTATTCATTTTACCTGCAATAAAATTTGTATTTACTATTGGCATTTTATTTTAACCATTTATCCTGGCCTCTTAAGTTCATTAAAAGACGACCAGGGTGAATATTACTTAATCTAATTTTTGCATTTCTTAACAAAGATGACTTGTCTTTTCTTGCTCTGTTTACAATATATTCTTGTACACCTAATCTACCATTTAAAATAGAATACCTTATATATGCGTATAAATATTCTTCAAATAATTTATTAACACTTATGTTTGCATCATCACCATTCTCCATTCCATCCGATACATATTCTAATACCACTGAAGCTCCAGAACCTATTGAGCTAAAATTAATTACACCTCTTTGCTTGTCGATACTAAATGTAGGATTAGTATTAGCTGTTTCAGTATTTAATCCAAAACGAGATCCTATACCAAAATCAAAATACCAGCATCCGTCTACATTCCATCCTTCTTGTCCATTGTAAGGGCTTCTATCGTTTAAATAAATAGTTTTAGCACCGCTTGCAAATGAATTACTTAACTGTGAAAACTGTGGTTTTAAAACATTACCATCTTGATCGTATAATATTTTAGCATTATTATCTTGTAAATAAGTGTTAGCCCATCCTGTTTGTATGTTTTCAGTTAAAGGGTATAGTACACCATTTAAGTATTGTGATATCCTTACCCAGTTTACATAATCTGACGGCAATATAAATCTTAAATTGTCATCTAAATCTAATTGTAATATTTTAATTTCTTTCATCGCATCGTAATTCAATTCTTGAATACCTCTTTTTGCATGAAATAAAACTTGAAATCTATTTAAATTATTAAGCAGCTCGTGATTACCTTGATACATTAACATAAAGTTATTTACGATATCATTCAAAGAAACGTATTGGTATGAACCCCAATTCTTATCTTGAGGTATCTGACCTGAGTTTGCGTAATATGCATAATCATTTATATAAGCCATATCTTACGTTTGTATTTGGTTATTTTCTACTTCTTCTTGTTTTCCAAACTGATACAAATCACCTTCTCTAATTTCTATACCTATGTATTGACAAATCTTTGCTACAATACCAGGTTCGTCCGACAAGGGTAATTCAAAGTCTTGGTAATCTGCTTGATTTATATCAAACAAAGGTTCTCCCGAAGCAAGTGTTTGATACGTCCATTTTGGTGGTAATGGATAACGAACATATTCTGCTGTTACACTACCGTTAGTTGTTATAGTTATAGGATACACTGTTATTGTATTTCCTAATTGTCCTGTATTAGAATCACCTATTACAGATGATGTTGCTCCTCCCAGCACATACGCAGGGAATCCTGTAGAAGGTGCTGTTAATGGTGAGTTGTTTAAATAAAATATCTTATTCTGATTAACTCTTTCTACTTCTACAATACCACTTGTAGAAAATATTCCATAAGTATTACCAATAGTTGCAGCTACACCAAATGGTGAGTAAGATAATGTTAATTGAGTTTGACTATCAACGCTTACCACAAAACCACTGAAGCCTGAGTAACTTGATGTAGAAGATGTGTTAACTACTTGTTGACCGACTTTAACACCACTTGTTACGAACGTAGCATTCGCATCAGTTAAAGTGTTTAAACCAGCTGCTGTGCTAGTTCCAGATGTAATTTGTGTTGGATAATAGTTTACTTTATTTATTAAATAATAATCACTTGGTAATTTAAATAAATTATTACCTTGTTGAGCTAAACTTCTTGTAACAGAAAAACTATCCATTACTTCTACTAAACCTTTTACTATATCAGCATATCCAGTTCCAGATAGTCTTTGGTTTTCTTTATTAGTCCAAGCATTATATTGATAAAAATAATCTTCAAACAAATCCATTTGAGCTTGTTGAGCGTACAAATTAAAATCTTGCGGAGATATATATCCGTAATTATTTTTATTAGCTATAGCTAGGACAGTATTTCTAACAGAGTTAATCATGTCGAATTCTTTTTACAAATATAGGTAAAAAAAAAGAGGCTTAAATTTTTAAGCCCCCTCTTTAACTAACAATTATAACTATCAAGCGAATGATTCAACGATAGCTGTAATTTTAACTGGTACAGAAGATCCGTCACCGTTTGGATATCCAGATCCATTAGGCTTGTAAACAGGATGTTGCCAAGATAATTGTAATGCGTGCTCAATAGAGTCTTGAATAAAGTCTCTAAACACAGTAGTGTCAGCACCAATAGCACCATGAGTAATAGTGATCTTGTGTTGGTAAGTTACATTAGCAACTGAGTCTCCAGTAGTAATTGTAGAAGTAGCGCTAAAATCACTGTATCCGATTACAGTTGAAGTTGTGCTAGCTTGTACTACACTAGAAATCCCTTTTACAGGAACCAGTCTATAACCCTGATCTTTGTCAGTGTCAGTTACATAAAGGCTTAAAAATTTTTCCATAAGTAAAAATGTTAATGGGTTAATAAAGTACAAAGATACTCTTATTATTTATCTTTTTTTAAGCGCTTCTTTAAATACTTATATGCATCTAACCCATCGTTACTTTGTAAGAATGCTCCAATCGCATCATATGGATCTTCATTAAACGGAACTGTCATCATTTTCTTTTTGTTTCCTGGCAAGTTGTAATATACATCTCTTCTGTTGTTTCTAAAAGATAACCAGTTGTTATCAATAAACAAATGAACTTCGTTTTGTAATTCTAACAACGGATCGTTTACAACATCAATTAATTCTCCAGGATTATTTTTAGCAAATATTAATATATCTCTTTTTAATTCTGGTATAGTCATATTATCTACGGAAGATCCCATAAGAACTCTACATACAGATAATAATTTTTCTGTTGATAGGTTTTTAGCTAAAACCTGAGCATCTATTGTTAATTCTACTGTAGCTAATTCTTCTGCTGCATCTTTTGCGTTGTCAACTTCTTCAAACACCATTCCGTTGCCTGGATGGTAATGTAAGAATTGTTGCAAAACTTGGTTTTCTCTTTGAACCACCAACATACCGTCTTCAAATACAATAGGTTCTAAAATAGCATTACCATCTTGCTCATCTTCAAATGGGCTTTTTTGGTTTCGTGCATATCTTAGAGGTCTATTTACACCTTGCTCTTCGTCAAAGTATAATAAAGGAGATCTGTTTGAGTGTCTTGAGGATAACATATAAGCTAAAGGTCTTTCAGTTCTTTTTAGTCTATATGCTTTTGTTTTGAGGGTTGTATTATTTTTCATTATAATATAATTTAATTTGATTTAATAAAAATAAATCTTACCCCCGCAAGTGCGAGGGTAAAACTTATATAACAATTTAGTCTTGGAATAAGAAGAAGTTGTTTGCACCTAAAGTACATACAGCTCTTTCAGATAGGAAGTTTACTTCCATTGCATCCAAGTCAGAAGTTCTTGCTCCACCAGCTGAACCAGTGATCCAAGTTTTATATCTTCTGTCTTCAGTTTCTGAAGCTCTATATCTAACATGTAAGAAAGGTCTCTTAGCATTCTTACCTAAGATTTGATCGTATACAGTAGTTGAACCAGCTGGTACTAATAAACCATTGATTGCTCCACCAACAACGTCACCTCTCATTGTAGGATCGTTAAGGTATTTCCAGTCAGACTTATAAAAGTCATAACCTCTTCTAAATCCTGTAAATCCAAGATTTAAAGCCATGTCTTTGTCATTGTCAAAAAGACCATAAGATGTACCTCCAGCTCCGTAAGAGTTTTGAGATGCTAGCATGTCGTCAATATCAAAAGAGAATTCTCTGTTTACGAAAATTACATTTTCTTCAATTGATCCTTGCTTATCTAGTCTTTGAATAATGCTATCAAACTGAGCAAGTGTTTGTGGGTTTCCACCACCCCAAACATTTCCTCTGTTTCCTACTACATAGAATACACCATCAGAACCGTTAAGGTTTGCTAAAGATGCTCCAGCATTTGCTCCTTGTAAGAAGTCTCCAGCACCAGATCCAGCGTCAGCAGGAACTGCTTCTAACATTGCTGTTTCTAAGTAGTCTTCGAATCTTAATCTAGTGTCATGCTCAGATTTTAAATACCATAGGTATCCGCTTACGCCATCTTCACCTGAAACTTCGATCCAACCGATTTGAGCCATATCAGAACCAGAAACAGAATATTTGTCTTTGATAATAATTGGCTTGTTGTCGAAAATTAAGTCATCAGATTCATTAGAACCAACCATTCCGTTTGTTCCTTTGTTGAATTCTGATCCATATATAAATATATCACATGATACACCTGCTGCTACAGCTTGTCCTCCAGCTTCATAGTAAGCTATAGTTACTGTTTGAGCTCCACCTGCTGTAGACGCTACAGTAACAATACCTTTGTTAGATAAGTTAGAACCAGGAGTTTTGTCACTGATCATAACTGTTTGTCCAACTCTTAAAGCTGATGTGTTTTGCGTTCCTAATGCAGGGTTAAAGTTAGAATTTGGAATAGTCCAAACTCCAGTTGCCGCTGCTGCCGCACCTGCTGAAGTACATCCTGTGTACTTAACATGTAATCTTCCTTGCTCTGCCCATTTAATAAGGTCAGAGTTAGAAGGCATTTCTGCACCTACCATTCTAAGGAAAGATGCGATTGATCTGTTACCATATCTTTCGAATTCTTTTTCATAAGTATCAGGTAAATACTGATTTAAGAAATCGAAATTATTGATGTAGTTTGTACTTACAGGCACTTGTTGTGCACTTGGTTGTAAGTCAAAACCTGGGGTTAAATTTACTGCCATTTTTTTTCAATTTTTTTGTTTAACTTTTTTTAATACTTCTAATTCTGAGTCCTCTTCCACTATCAACTTTTCCTACGGGCCTTATTTTCATACCGTTTTTTGTAACGGCTTGAGGAGCCTGTCTCATTTCCATATTAATGTTTTTAGATTTTCTAGTAACATTATCTACAGCGCTTGAAACACCTTGTTCATAAAAAAACTGAGCAAATTTCTCTGGGTTCATTGCAACAGACAAAGCTTTGTGATATCCCTGTGCGTCTGCAATTAAACCTTTATCATCCATATACTTATTAATAAAATTACCAATGTCTTTTTGTACATTTTTAATTTCTTCAGCAGTACCTGGCTTGTAAGTAAAATTATTTTCACCAACTTTGAAATCAAAACCTTTGAATTCATTGTTAAAAACCTCATTGGTTTTATTTAAGAAATAATTATACCTCTTGTCGTTTTGCTCTTTGATAGATTTAGATTCATCAAGATAACTTTGATAAGCATTTAAATTTTCTTTTTGATCAGCAGACAACCCATCCCCACTTGACTCAAGAGGAACTTTATATTTATCTTTTTGTTCATTCAAAAACTTTTTAGCTTTCGCAAGTTCTCGTTTTTTTGCTAGTTTGATTTTCTTAATATCCTTAGGATCATCAACTTCTTCATCAAAATCAAATTTATCTTCAATAATATCTTGAATATCTATTGCGTCTAAACCTTCTTCTGTTGCAGAATAATAACTAGCGAGTACAGAGTTGTCGTCCATAGAATCATAATCTCTTTGTAAATTATAGAAATCTTTAATTCCACGCCCGGTTTCCTTTTTGTACTCTAAATACTTAGATACGTCTTCCGGCAACGGTTCGTTTGCCTCTTTTTCCGCAAACAGTTCATCCACCGATTTTATATCCTTGTTATATCTATCTTTAATATAAGAAAGAACGTTGTCATCATTTAACTCTAATGACGGAGTTTTATCTTCAACAGCTGGTTCACTTTTTTCAAGCTCAACAGCTGGAGTTTCTTCTTTTACCTCAACCTTTTCTGGTGCATCTTCTTTTACTGGTTGATCTTCAAACTTTTCTTCATGCTTCTTTAGAAGTTGCTCTTCTATTTCAGCTGTGGATTTTTCTTCGACTAATCCTAAGTCTTTTACTTTTATTTCCATTTAATTAAATTTTTACAAAGTTAAACAATATTTAGATTAATTTTTTAGCTTATCTTGGCTCAAACTCTGCTAGATCAAAACCATCTAGACTGTCTTCGTTTGATTCGAAATTAATAGGAGGTAAGTTGTTTTTCCTCTGTTCTATTAATTTAGACTGCTCAGTAGACTGTTGGCTTATTCTTCTGTCTTTCGCTTTTTCTCTTTGATCTTCTCTTTCTTGTAAGCCTGCTTGCTCCACACCTTTCAGCTGCATTTGGAATTCAAACTCCGTTTGCATAAGTTGTCGTTTAAGTTCCGCTTCATTTTTAAGTTTTTCAATTTCAAAAGCCACATCAGCTTGTCTATACTGAATCTTAGCCTGAGACTCCATTTGTATTTTTTGCATCTCACCTTGAGCCTTAGCTTGTTGTGCTTGCATTTGCATTTGAGCTTGCATTTGCTGCTCTTGTTGTCTTTGCTGTTGTTCAGCTTCTTGTTTCTTCTTACGTTTTAATTTAAGAAGTTGATTTGCCATTTTAAGATTATTAAGCTCTCTGATATCAATAGCATCTTCTAAACTTATATCTTTTTGAGATAACGCCATTTGAATGTTTTGTTCAAGCATTGCCTTCTCTTCTTCGTCTGGAGCCATCTCTATAAAAATACCAAAGTCATACATATATAAATCTTTGATGTCTTCTAATATTTTTAAATTATACTTACCTATCTGCATAGCGAATTCATCTTTAAAATCTGCATATTGTAAAATATCAGCAGTTCTAATTGATAAACATTCTGCAATAGTTCTAGTTATATATAAACTTCCTTGAAGAATATGTCTCGTAGCTGTGTTTGAATTTAATGCAGCTAATTTCTGTACACCAACCAATGAATTAGGATCTGGCGTTGAACCATCTCTAGCTTCGTTAAGTCCAGTCACTGCTCTAATCATATCTAAGTAATGATTGTAATTAGCAATAAGCATTTGCATTTTACTAGCTCCACTATTTGAGGTTAGTTGTTGTATTGGAACTCTAGCGTTGTTAAACTCTCCATCCTGTGTGTAACTTCTCCCTACAACACTACCTGTTTGAAAATACAATCGTAATGCGTCTTCTGGATTGTAAGCATTTCCAGTTCCTAGATCCACTTCATTTAATCCGTCAGCATCTATAAACACACCGTCTGGAACAACTCTTGATACTACTTGCTGAATTTTTAAATGAGTCATTTGTATCAAATCAGCAAAAGGAATCATTCTTCTTACTAGAGATTCTAAACCACCTTTGTACATTCTTGGAGCAGCTGCTACATAATTAGGCATAGCAAACTGATTAGAAGATTTAGGTCTAACCATATTTTCAGACAACTCCCATTTTAATAAAATGTTAGTTCCCATAACCATCACCCCATCATACCATACATCAATCTTTTTTTCCACTCTTTCAAAGTTTCCTTCCTCCATCATTTCAGCTGGTGGATTAAACTGATCGTCTTTCTCTACAGTTTTATATGTGCCGTCAGCTAGTCTTTTTCTTTTATAAACAAAGGAGTGTGTTGTTTTGTAGTTAAAATATAATAATGTTGCAGTGTCTCTGTAAAACATACTGTTTTCGTAAAACTGCGATGTGTTAAAATAATTATACCATGATTGACTGTATTTTGCTATTTGATTTAAATCCTCATTTGTTAATGAAGGATCTATTTTTACAAGCTCAGTCATAGGTACAGTTTTAATCTCTCCCCAATAAAAACAATCTTTAAAATATGGATCTTCAGTATAGCTATATACTACATTAGCAGGATCTACATAATCTAGTTTTACTCCTGATCCTTTCAAAAACTCATGTTTAGTTATACCAATACCTATAGTAGCTAAATCATAATCTACTCTGCTTCTAATATCATTATAATGATTTTCAGCCATCAAAGTATTGATAGCTTCTTCTTCTGCAATTTCGATAGCAGGCTTATATTTCATATTCATGAACAATTCCATTTCTTCATCGCTTTCAGGAAGCTCATCTTCATTTGTTTGAAATACATTAATACCAAAGTCAGTTTCTATTTGTTGAAATAAAGGTTTTGCTAAAACTTCACCCTCGATCATTTCTTGAAACTCATTTCGTTTTTCAGCCGATAATGCATCTTCTGCATAGGCTTTAACTTTAAAAAGTCTGTCAGACATTCCGTTTACCACAATATCCACAAACTTTGGTATAATTGGTACTGGTGACCAGTCAAGATTAAGATAGCTTAAATCGCCATCTATTGCTAATTCATTTTTGTATTTTGCTACCGATTGCTCTCCTCTTGCATACAAACGTAGCTTCATGAACTCATTCCATTGATTATAAAATCTACAGGAACCATTGTCTCTTCTGAACCATTCGTATTGTATTGCTTGACCTATCTGCAAACCATACTCCATAGTATCTTTAGTGGAGTCAGAAACAAATTGATCTGGAAATGCAGCAGCCTGTATATCTATTGTTACTTCTTTCATTTATTAAGTAATTGACTTACTGAGTTCTTATTATTATATCTTGCAAAGTTAATGCTTATTTTTGATTGTTTTCTGACGGGAGTGTATAGGTGTTTTTGATTTGCCATAATTGCTAACCCAGAGCTAATCGCAGCGTCAAACTTTGTTCTGTTTGATATATCAAATTTTGCCCAATCTTCTAGTGTTCTTTGAAAATACATACTACCTATATCGTCTTTTTCTCTATAACTACCATCAAAATCTAATCCCACATATTTTTCAATATACGACTCAATAGCTGAGGCGTGTGATTGTTTAACATCTTCAGAGGTGTTAGGAATACCACCTAACTCTCTTTCGGTCTTAGATAACTTATTATAAGTTTTATCTGGTCTATTTAAACAAAAGCCTCGGTATCCTCTATTTTTAAAATGATACAATAAACGAGGTTTATTATTTTCACATAATATTGGCATGCCATAAAAAACACAAGCCATTAAAACTTCTTCAAAAAATATCTCCGCAGTTTGTGGTCTCGCTATATATTCTAAAAAAAACTCGTTACTGGGTGCGTCATCCATGTTGAATTTTGTCATCCCATGTAAAGCTCCATTAGATCCTTTCCCTACAACTACTCCTGAAATATCATACGAGTCACAACCAAATGAACCGATGTGTTCGTTTCCAGGATACATTCTTCCGTTCTTTACAACTACGTTATTTTGCAAAGAAGCTTTAGGGATGTAAGTTACGAAAAATCTTCCTCTTTTATTTGGGCTCCAAATAACCTTAGAATCCTTTATACCATTTTGCCAATGGAAAGAACCTTGAGTTACATAGTGCGCTAAATTTACTGAATCATTATAATCTATTTGTTGATATATTTTAGTTAAATTAAATAACGATTGTTTGCTTTCATCTCTAAACGCATGTGACTCAGTTCTAGGAAACTGTCTGTAAAATTCATTTAATGCGTCTGGATCCGAAGCTAATGACTCTACTTCATTTTCCCAATAGTCCACCGCTCCTTGTGTAATTGGCTCGTTGTCAATACCTTTGATAGGTGTTGTTGGATTTTTAAATACAGGCATCCCATACTTGTCAATAAAACCCTCCATATTCCATTCCATAGGAATAAACAAATTATATAAACCACTTTTTGTTTGTCCGTTAGAGTTTCTGTTTCTACAATCAGACGACTCATATAAATCTTTAAAATTTCTACCACCTTTATCTAATGCGTTTGATGTAGATCCCATCATACATTTACCTATGATTTTACTACCTAGTCTTAAACATGTCTTTGTAACACGCCAGTTGTTCAAAATGTTTTCTGGCCGCTCCCATTTACCACTTTCGTCATGTAGTAATAACTGAAGCTTTTCACCATCATAACTGTTGTCTGAAGTATTTTTCCAGTCAATAGTTGTGTCCAAACCTTCTAATTCTTCTTCGCTTACTGTGTACATATTCTTCTTAGTAATTTTAGAAGCAGGCACACGATATGCTAATTCAGTTTTAGGTTTATCCATACCATCTTGTATGGGTTTAAAAAAGAAAGGATAGTTGTTTGAAATAGGCACTATCTTATCTGTAAACATTTTTTTTGCATCCGCACCAGTCTTAGATAATATACCAATTCTAGAATCTTTAGTTATTGTAGCAGTGTTAACACCTTCGCACGAGCTCATAAATGAAAAACCTGAACGTCTTATTTTTAAATAACACATTCCAAAACTTCTTTTATCAGCCTTACACGCTTCCCAATAAATATAAAATAAACGATTCGCTTCTCTAAAGTCAGGATGGCCAACATCAATCTTAGTCCATTGTAAATACATATAATGTGTTCCGGTTATATAAGTAGGAACACCTTTGTTCATAAACCAGAAACCTTCATCTCTTCTATCAAACTCTTGCTCGATATAATCTACCCATTTGTTTTTAAATTGAGACGGAGCTTCATGCCACTGAAATATTGACTGTATTCTTTTTAATTCTTTACTAATCTCTTGAGCTTCCCAATACTGATCTTCTTTCTTTTTTGATCTTGAATAAATTTTAGTAGGTGGTTTAGGTAATGCAATATGTAGGCCATTTATATCAATCACCTGATCTATTTGTCCAGATTTTGATATTACAACAAAATTATATTTTTCGTTGTAACCATACTGCCATGTGCGTGCTTTATTTTTAGTAGATAAAACATTTTTAGGAACTACCTTGGTTAATGTAGTATATAGGTTATTTAGATCTTGATTCTGCAAATCCTTTAGGTGTATTATTTTTATTTACATCTATACCCTCTAGTAATTGCTTTTCGTCCTCTATACGTTTTAAGATTTCAAAAGCATCAAAGATGGCTAGTTTTTTTGTTGCTGCTGCGTTTTTTAATCTATCAGCTGCTAGTTCATCATCTTTATCATATTTGATAATATCTTCTTTCGCTACTTTGATTAGTTGTAAAACTGCCTTTTCACCAGCCTTTATGATTTGTTCTTTGATTTCTTTTGTCTTCATCACATAATCATTGTTATGTTGTTTGTAAACATTCTGTAAAGTTTTTCATTCTCTACATAAAATTCATATTCTGATTCTGGAGTAAAAGAAACTTCATCACCAACTTTAACTCCTAATTTTTTTAACTCTTCATTGTTATATTTAACAATACCCATTAACGGTTCTTCAGTCCCTGTCTTTCCTAAATAAGAATCTTTAGGCGGAATAGGTTTTATAAAACAATACTTAGAGTGGCTTTTCCATTCTTCGTTATTATAATACAAAAAAAATTGATCAAAGTCAATAAAGAATAAATCGTCTTTAAAAAAACTTTTACCGCTTTTTTCTCTACCATACATATCGTTATAATATTTAAATACATTATGATGTACTAACAATATGTCACCAATTTTTATTTCACCCTTGTAATCAATAGGAAGAGACACCACTTGCCCATATCTGTTTGATGCTTTATGATCTTCTTTTGAAACACTCATTAGAAAATCTATATCACCAATCTTCTTTACATTATCATACCTTTTACCAGTAAGAGGTCGGACAATAAAAGAAAACGGAGACTGCATTAAAAGTTTATATTATACTCTAAAGAGATTGGCATTGTTGTTTTAAACTCTTTCCATATAAGAACCTCTTGATTTTTTTCAATCCATATCTTATAAGATTCTGAAGAAGCATCGTGTTGAATTAAATGAATTATATATGATCCCCCTAGTACATCTTGCCCTACTATATAGTGCATAGCACCAGACTTATAGTCTGCTCCTATTGAAATCTTTCTAATATCCATTTAATTAAAATGTAGTATCTAACTTTAATTTTCTATAAGTAATATTTATATATAAAGTTCCGTCACCTTGTGTTGGATTTGCTAATCCTCCTAAAACTATACCTTCATTTACAGGTATAAATTCAGCAGGTGAAGGATCACTTTTATATACTTTTTTAGTTGCAGAGTTTAATAAAGCTAATGGTAAAGGCTCCTGAATAGTGCCTTGAGTTATATTAATAGTGTTAACAAAATCATAAGTAACTCCTCCAGGACTCATATAACTTACAATTTCACTAACATCATAAACATATTCAGAACCAGGCGCAGGCAGTAATGTAAACTGCTGTGTTCCTATAACTCTTAAATAAGATGAAGGAACGGCTATTGTAACTGAAGTAACATTTAAACCATATAGAGTTTGTAGGTTTTCTAACGTACAAGTTTTAGTGTTTAAATTGTTTTCTGCATCAGTTAACACAAAGTAATCCGACAGTGAAGGAATGATACTTGAGTACGCTGTTGTATTACTTATTCTAGCCATAGTTTTATTTAGATATAGGTTCTGCTTCTACTTCTTGCGGCTTTTTAGTAACAATACCTGTTGCTAAATCAATAACAGCATCTTGTCCATATTTCTCCGCTAATTTTTTTTCTTCAACCGCAAATGCACTTTTTAAGTTATTTAATGCTTCTTTTGCAAGATCTTGTCTTAGTACATTATCAGCAATCTCTAACTTAGTTTTAGTAAAGTCTTGGTTAAGTTCTTGAATTTTTTTTAATTCGTCTTCAGTTAATTTAATTTCACTCATTTTAATTTATTTTTAATGTTAATTTTATTTATGTAAATATAGTAAATATATTATTCTTCTTCAACCGGTGGTGGTGGGGCTGGATTATCCCATGTAAAGTATAAGTCTTCATCCACTGGATGTTTTTGCAAGTCTATTTGTTTTGATAAATTTGCCTCCATATCATTCACAGGTAGCCCATCTTTAAGCCAGCTAATTACTACATTCTCAAACGCTTCGTCATCAGCGTAAGGAATAAAAGGTGTTGAAGGATCGTACTGTAAAGAATAAGTTCCTATTTGACTAGCGGTATACTGCGGATCTTGGTCGTCTTGAGCGGTATACGTCCAATGTACTGTGTAGATTACGTTTTGATTCCCATCTTCTTCGATACGGGCGTTCATTTGATTTATTGTCCATTTATAAAAATTTGCCAT